CTGAATTCGATCTTCTCGCGATACGCCAGATAGGTCATACGGAAACCCCACGGGGTATCTCGTTCCACGTCCCATAGATGGGGTGGAAGACTCTCCGCAGGGGTCCGCTTTTGAAATTTGACGGCATCACAGCCCGCATCTTTTGCAGCGTCAATAAGCCGCTTTGCGATATCCATATCGCCATTGTGGTTGATGCCTATCTCTGCAATTACAAACGTGTGATTAGGAAAGCAAAACATTGTTGCCCCCCTCTTCGTGCCAAACCCCGTCCCACATTCTAGTAACAAGGGAATCACCGTAAAACTTGATACTCTTCAACAACCCCTGCTCATGTGCGATAGACACGATATCCAAAACCTGATTGGCAAAATCGATCATGGAAGGGGTGGTCTGAATCGTCTCCCCCTTAACTTCCACTTCCGTCCAGTTAAACGTTATACTCTTACCGGCTATCCCCTTAGCATGAGTTTGAGCCCGGTCCTTAGCCATAAGGTCTAAGCCGAACATATGAAGCTCATCGAAGCCAAGATTAAAAGCGACCGACATTCCATTGATTGCAACTGAACCGCCCGCATTGATAACGGTGCATGTCGTATATCCGTTATCTGCACGAAGGCCCCGAATCTTGGACGACTCGCGACTATCGAAGATATAGCAAGAATACTTACTAAGCTTCTCAAGTATGGAAGGACGTGTAACCGACGCGGCTAGGAAGGTCGTGCCGTCTTGCATGTTTACAAAAGAAGGCTCCTGTTCTTCAGAGCAATCAAGCGTTAAAACGTAATCCGGAATAATTCCACGATCCAAGCACCAAGGGTACATCCGTGCGATTGCAATAAGCGGATAACCACACCCCTTCAACCATTTAATATTATCGATCTGCTCATCAACCGAAGGACCACCCGCGAGAATCATAGCCGGTCCTTTTTGTGTGCCCGTAATCTCGGATATGTCCGGCACTTTCAAAGCCAGATTCGCTTTCATGTTGGCAAATAAAAGCTTTGGTGAAAACTTACACACGCCCCTGAATCGGGGAGAACGTCGCGGTATGCCGTCCGGCTTAAACAAGTGGTCCATGATAAACTCCGACCACTCGGTAGGCTTTGTCAAGGGACGCAACCGAAACTCCGCCCCGCGATACTGCCACAAAGATAAAATCTCTTCGTCGCTGTAATACTCTTCAAACCCTAATCGGTCCATTACGTATTCTAGCGAACGAGCACAAAACTGATAGGTATGAGCGACCTGGAAATAACTGTTGACGTTGTTTCTGAAAAATCCCGGTGTATAAACGTACAGAAACCCTTCCGGGGTTAGAAGCTTACCTAACTCCTCAACTGTATGCAGGTCCGTAAGATGCTCGATAGCATCGTGAAGTATTATAAGGTCTGCTTTAATGCCCCGGTCTTTCAACTCCTGCACAGAGGTAACTATGTTCAACCCCTTGCCCCGCGCAAACTCCACCGCTTCAAGGTCCCACTCGACCCCGTAAGCCTCTGCGCCCGCATTCTCAAAGGCTCGTACAAACCCCCCAACGTAACAACCGAAATCGATAACGACCTTCGGGGACGGAATATCCATTTCATCAAGCCATTCCTGCATCCCCTCGCCTATTTTAACCTTGCCCTGAAATTCATCCTCGACGGTTTGGGCTCCGCCCCTTTGCGCGTAAATGTAACGGTACTCGTTATTATAAAACTGGCGATAAGACTCTTTCGTCAACCGGGGATTGGCCCGCATCAACGCACAAGCCTTGCAAAGCACCATACGGTGTGTCATCCCCGCACGGTCAGTTTCCGCAATTACAAAATCATTAGCGCTGTCATCCCCACAAATACAGTCGGTGGGCTCCCTCACATACTCCCCACTGACAAGCTTTCTTTCGTATTCTCTCTTATGAATAGGGGCGGCAAGCTGCCGCCCCATTTTGCTGTCTACTCTCATAACTCCCCCCTTCAGAAAGTTATTAAAGGTCTAGTCGGTGACGATAGCCGCCGCCGTTGGATCAAGCTTATACTGAAAAAACAAATAAGCTTTTCCGGTTTCAGCCTTTGTGCCGGTGAAAGAAGCCGTCAACGCCACTGCCCGCGCAAAGCTCAACACAGTTGCGGTAGGGACAAAATAACGTTTGCGGCTAAACCAACCGCCCGCTGTTTGGATCGACATGGTATCCCAATTTGCCAACTGAACCCCGGCAAACTGAGTTGCGAAAATCTTGCCCGTGCTGGAATGAACAAGAATCTGCTTGTATCCCGTCGCACTCAAGTTCATGTTTCTGACAAGCGCATCACTATCACCGGCCACACCGATGTTGTACATGTTGTTGCCCGTAGCAGCGCCGAGAAATGTTCCGGTAACTTTGAGAAACACGTCATCGATAATCATGCCCTTACGTGCAGTGAAGCCCGTACTTCGGAGCGTGGTGCTTGAAGCAACGTCGTTAATCGGGGTAACGAGGGTAAAACTATCTCGTTCAGGATCAACGTCAACGCGATGCTGTGAAGCTTTTACGGCCTTCAAGAAATAGGCACGTCCACTCAAGGTAAGCACCGAAATGTCAACGGTAGAACAACTAAGGTTCGTATAGAAACTCAACTGTCCGTCCGTCATAGTGCGCGACACAAAGCCCGCCCCGCCTTGACCTAAACTTTGGGTCAACAGCGTACCGGAAGCATTATAAATTGCTTGCCGAGTAGCGGAACCTGCGGTATAAACCTGAAACTGCCCACTGTCATCATTGACAGGTTTCTTTTTGCGAGTATCGATCAACTGAAGAAACCATTCTCGCTTGTTGTTAATGTTAGCCATCTGACTTATTTTCCTTTTCGCGCCCTTCTACCCAATGAGACAGAGCCGAATTATTCAGGGGGGCCGAAGGCCCCCCCTACTTGACTAGAGTTTTGCAGTTCCCCAAACGAAGCCATAAATAACCCCGCCTGTATGCCCCGAAATGTCCATATCGGTTCCATCCGCAATTGTCAGGACGTTTCCCGAAGCAGTGACCACGGCACCAAGAGCGCCGTTGGAATCACCGCCGAGAATTGCACCCGTGCTATCGCTGATCTGAATGACCCAACCATGAATGTCCTTCAACTGTGGAAAGGTCAATGTCATCGACGTGTCATTTGCCGGTACTGCTTTGAAAGGAATCACCGGAAGCATCGAGCCCACCACTTCAAGTGGAAGGGCCTTGCCGCCACTAACCCCTGTAGGAACAACCGCCGTAAGAGCCATGCTTTTATTCTCCTTCCCTTATCGACTATTGGTCTGCAACAGCGGAGGCAAACACATGGACAATACCGTTGTCTTCCGGAGTGGATCGGTCAAAAACGAGCTTTTGAATTCCACGAATTTCGTGAATTTCGTAAGTCCGGTCATGCTGGACATCGCTTTCTTCTTCTCCAAACTTCGAGCGTTGACCCCAACACACCGCAGCGGCTTGCGCCCCCAAAAGCATGTTGTGCGAAACGTTGATGCTACTCGCACCCGCGCTTGCTTCAATCAAAAGGCGATCATACTCGTACACAAGAACACCGTCCCAAGCACCTTTGAAGCGGCTACCGCTGAACAAAGGCGACTCGCTGTTAGCCTGGGGGGGAATGTTCAAGTGAGCATTTCTCCACGAAGCATCGAAGCGGGTCAAATCACGAACCGAGTAGGTATGACCTTGGAAGGAAAACCATTCCTCGTAGTGCTTTCCGTTCTTCACTCGCATCGGACGAATCTTAGCAAGTGCCACAACGGGGATAATAGCTTTACGCTTGGCAACTTCGATCATGCCGGTTGTCAACATATCGTTGGTTGAATCGACATTAGCCATCGCCGTCGCATGGGTGGCATTCCAGTTGCTATCAAGTACGCCGTACAGGTAACGACCACGAACACGCCCCGAGGAAGTGTCGGACAACGCGATAGTAATATCGTCGTCCAGGTCAACCCGGCCCTCATCCTGAAGGGCTTCCTTCGCCTGTTCCAACACGTCAAATTTGACGCGCTTTTGAGACATAGGAATGTTTTCGATCTTCACTAGCCGACGGTAATTGTCGATAGTGATTCTTTGACTGAAAAAGGACACGGTGCCTTCATTACCGATGCCCTTTGCGTTGCCGTCAACGCGTCCGCCAACCAATCGTCCTCGAATACCGACGGTGATAGCATCGCCGTCCGACTTGGTAAGGTCTTCCTTAACTTGAATAGGCATATCAGAGCCCGTGCCCATGAAATGCTTCCACGCAAGCTGGCCGATATACTCAGAGAAGATAGACTCTTCCCATTGTTCGACGGTTAGCCCGTGGCCTGTTAGAACTTCAATGTAACTCACTGATTTAGTCTCCTAGTTTTGAATTAACCGAACAGCTTCTTCAGTGGGGTGACTTTCGGTCCGGCCTTTGGCCCGTCACTTCCACTACTGCCGCGAGAAGAAGACATACCCTCGACGTTCTCATCTTTTAGTTTCTTGCCTTCACGAATTTCCTCAAGAATCTGTTTCCGGATTTCTTTCTCAAGAGAATCCTTCACTTCCTTACTAATTGAAGCGTGGATCTTTTCCGTATCTCCGTATTTCCCTTCAAACTTGTGTCGGTTCAAAATACGAAAAGCCGTCAGGACAGGGTTATCAGCGTTCATGACCGCGTTTTGAATCATCTCATTCTGACCGAACAGTTGATGAAACTCCCCAAGGAGCCCGTCTACCTGTTCTCTGCCTAGCGATTCATAAGCTGACTCACGAGCCGCTAAGGCTTTCCCCGCTCTCAATGCCGTCCTGGCGACATCTTCCGGCTGCACCGTCTCTTTACGCTCGTCTTCTTCCGTCCAAGTGCCGTCTTGCTTTTTGCTCATCACTTCGAGTTGGTGCTTGATCGACTCAAACTCCCTACCCTGATCTGCAAAACGTTGCTGTACCGTGGTGGCGTAGTCTCGCGTATCGGAATACCGTTTTTTGTACGGATTTTCTTCAGACTCCCAAGGGTCATCCTTGGCTTTGTCTTCTTTGTTTTCAGAATCGGGCGACGGCTTCTTTTCCGCATCGTCGTCGGACTCCGACTCCTTAGAATCGACTGGTTTTTTCTGATCCTTTTTTTCAGGGTCCGCCTTTTTATCGGCTTTCTTTTCCTTATCGGGGGACGGCTTTTTTTCAGCCTTTTCCGAATCGGAATCCTTTTTCGAATCAGAATCCTTTGCCTTTTTCTTAGGGGTCTCTTCTTTCTCTTCAGTGACGGGTTTCGGCCCTGCTGAAAAAATCGAATCTAAACTCGTGCGTGGAGCCGTGGGGCTCCCGCTCTCTTTATCTGCCATTGGTAAAACTCCCTTCAGGATTGTTTGTGGGAAGGCCGAAAGAACAAGCCAAACTTGTTATCGGGCCGTCACGTTAAACTGAGATGGGAAACTCGCCTCCTAACGGATTACTCCGCCCAAGAATGGAAGAGGCGAAAACTGTACCCCCGCATAAGCTGCAAGGGCTCTATGTCATGTTTTGCCGGGGGTAATACGGATCATCGCCCCTATAGGTAGGCTCCCCGTATGCGGCCCCCGAGCTATGTTAAAAACGATGCCCACTCTTTTGAAAAGAGCTTGAGCGACACCGGCTTGATCCAATCGAAATGACCCATATTTGCAAAGTAGCGCCCGACAACCCGAGAATGGAGTTTCGTCGGACCAACAAGCCCTTGCCGGCCATAAGTAGACTGACTAACAACCTTGTCCGCGTCTGACCAATAAACCAACACGCTATCAAACTGGCCCGAGTATTTTGACCAATCAAACTTTTCATCCATCGTAGTCGCAAGCAGAATAATCCGCTTGAAATGCATCCCCGCTTCAAGCGCAGCTTGAACAAGGGTGCCCGCATAAGAATGCGCGACGATAGAAAGTGATTCGTCTTTCCCGGTGACGCCTTCAATAAACAGTTCGAAGGATCGGAGATTCTCAACCACGGATTTGTTGATTGTCCGGCGATACCACGGCAACCA